GTGCTGTTGGAACGTTACCACCACTATCGCCACCACCTGCTGAACTACCACCACCTTCAAATTGTGTTCCTGCTATTTTTGCTATTTGAATTGCTCCGGTTGCAGCTGCTATTCCTGCTTCAACAAATTGCATTCCTGTTGCTAATTTAATTGGGTTACCACCTGCTGTTAAAGCGCCTGTAACTGCTAAATAAGTATTTGCAATAGCTGAAGCAAGGTTAAACGCTTTTTGTGCCTTAAACGCTTTACGTTGGTCTTTTTCACTTTTACCCGCGCTCATTTGAAAAGCATCGTTTAAAATAGATAAAGCGGACATTGCCATATCAATACCTTTTTTAGTTCGTTCTCGTTTTTTTGCAAGTTCTTCGTTTTCTAAATCTTCTTTGTCCTTTGCATATTTTATATCAAGTGCTTTTAAAATTTCTTTATTGTCCTTGTATAAAAGTTTTTGTGCTTTGTATTCTTCGTCAAGTTTAATTAACTTTAATTCCGCTTCACTTTTTGTTAGTTCTTCTAAAACGGCTTTTTCATTTGCTTTTTTCTCTTTGCCTTTTGCGTCTTTTTCTGCTTGTGTAAGTTCAAAAACTTTATCGTATTTTTCCCTTATTAATTTAAGTGCGTTTTGCTTTTCTTTTTCTAAATCAGAAACATTAATGTTTGCTTTTTTTGCGTCTTCAATTAACTTGGTATATTTTTTTTCTACTTCGTCTTTTTCTTTTTGTTCTTCGTTTAATTTACTAACTCTTATTTCTTCTCTTAATGAAAGTATGCTATCATTTAAAGTTTTAATACGGTCTTTTTCAGTTTTAGCCGCTTCTTCATTTTGTTGTTTAATTGCGTCATTAAGTGCTTTGTTTGCGTCTTTTATTTTCGTGTTGTTGTCGGTTAATTCTTGTCTAACTTCAACAGCATTTTTCCTTACAATATCATTTTTATTTTTTATTGCCTCTTCTAAATCTTTGCGTTCTTCTGCGGAAGCTTTTCGTGCTTCAGTTGTTACTTCTCTTTGCTTTTCAATTAACTCATCACTTGCGCCTGAATTAATTAAACTTGCTAAAGTATTCTTGTTTTTCTCGTATGTATTTTTTGCCGTTGCTAAACTTGCTTTGTTAAGTGCAATTTCTTCTTCTGCGTGTTTTAATGCCAACGCCCTTAATGCTTTTGTACTTGCACCGGAAGCTTTCGCCATTTCGTATTCGTGTCCGTTTTTCGTTTTTAATGCTTCACTTGCTCGTTCACTTGATTTTATTTGTTGCTTTAAAGCTGCATCATTTTTTTTAATTGCCGCTTCGTTTTTAGCGTTTGCGTTTGTTGAACCTGTAAAAAAACCTATTATGCTATCTAAATTTGAAATCAATAAACCTAAACCAACAACTAATGCACCTACACCTGTTGAAATCATAGCCGCACGTAAAAGCTTTAATGCTGTACTTGCTCCTGTTGTTGCTGTTGTTGTCGCTACGGTTGCAGTCCCTTGAACAACGGTAGCTTCTGCGTCCGCTATTTTTGCAACTGTTGATTCTGCTGTTGCAGTTATGCTTCCTGTTTGTACAAAATTATAAGCGGCTTGATAAATTGAAGTTGCTTTTATAACCGCTCCAAGTTGTTTAAAACTATCTATACTTTCACCGATTGCTTGTGCGCCTGAAGCTAAAGCCATTGCACTTTGAACTTTTAACAACGCTTTTTCTACGTCTTCGTTTTGTTTTCCGAACGCTCCTAACGCACCCGTAACAACAGAAAAACCACCCGCAACACCTGTAAGCGCTCCTGTAACAGCTTTAAACTTTGCGTCTGGGTTAAACGCATCAGTTAACGCTTTTGCGTCTCCTATTTTGTCTTTTAAAATAGCCGCTTTCTTTGCGGCTTCAACTGCCTGCGCTGAAGTCGCTCCAAACTTTTCAGACAATATAGCAACTTCACGTTGTGCCTTTTTTAATGCTGTTACTGTAAAGTCAAGATTTGTGTTAACTTCTAATTCAATTACTTTTTTTTCAGCCATTATTATTTAGTTTTTTTTCTATTAACCTTTTGCGTTGTGCTTGTTTCCATTGTTCTTTTATGGAAGTAGTAAATTTATATTTACCTTTTGCGATGTCGATGTTTTCACTTTCTCCGTAAAAATCACTTAACAAAAGCATTTCAATTATTTTGTTTATCATACTTGGTTTATTATTATGTAATTTGTGTCCGTGTTTCCGTTAAGATATTCTGTGTCTAAAGTTATTGTAATTACTCGTGCAGCGTGTGTTGGAACTGTTACGTTTAAATAACCTTCTGCTGTAAATAATACACTTGACAAAGTAACATCACCTGCGCTTTTACCTATTCTAACTTGTGTTGCTCCGTTTGTAAACAAGATTGCAAAACGTAAAGTATTTCCTGTTCCTGTTGGTGTGTCAACTAACTTAATTGGTTTTACTTGTGCGAAGTCACTAATTAACGTAAATGATACATCACCTGTTGTTAAGTCGCTTTGCATTTCATTTATCATATAGCGTTTGTCTCTAATAATTAACCTATCGTTTAACTGAAGTTGTGTAAGTAAAGAAACAGGAAGTATTGTTTTAACTTTTACAAGTCGGTTTTTTGGGTTGTATAGGTTAACTAAATAATTTCTGTAGTATAAAGCGTATATCGTGTTTGGGTTGTTTACTAAATAGAAACTTGATATTTCTTCACCGAAGTTTAACGTCAAAGGAATTAAACCTGTTTCAAAAAGTATGTTGCTATCTTGTCCAAATGGAACGTATTGCGCTATGTTTGGTAATCCACCGCCCCAATGTATTTTGTCTCCTGCTGTTAAAGTTGTAAGTTCATTCATATACAACAAAACAGGTTTCGGTATGTAAGGCGCTAACTCTTTGTTTAGGCAATAACCTACTTGTAAATTGTTACCGAAATTATTGTGTAGTAAATTTTCAAATGGACTTTCAACTTTGTATTCGCCACCGTCATAGTTCCAACCTATTTTCGTGTTTCCGTAGCCGTGTGCATCTGCGTTTAATGGACTTTCTAAAAAGTATTTATTTAACATACATTCGCTATCTTGGTATTTAAACTCAATAGACTTATACAACTTCATCCGTTCAACTTCAATGCTTGTAATATCAGTATATTTCGTTATGTCTCTAATAATTCCTTTACTATACCAATAAGGTATTGGGTCAAAAGTAAATACGTTCTTCGTGTTTGAGTAAACAGTTAAATTAAATTCTTTGCATATTCCAGAAATAAAATCACTTATTTTCATATCAGGTGCTAAACCTGCTAAATCAGTAAATGAAGTTGTTGTTGTTGTTGAAACTGCTGTTTGTTGAGTATATATTGTATCTTGCGTTACTGTATCATAAAATGCTTTTTCACAAGTTAAATTTATATCGATAGTTATAGCGTAATAACTTCGTATTTTAAAAGTTATAACTTGGTTAAGTTCAGGTGTAATTTGAAATTGTTGTGAACCTCCTGTTGTTGTGCCTGTTTTAACAACTAATAAAACTCCATTTGCATATACGTCAATAAAATAATCACTTGGACTTATTGACAAACTTTGACAATTAAAAAAAAGTGTGCTATCTATTTGTAGTTGGTTAGTTAATTCAAAACTATTTGTAGCTAAATTAAATTGTGTTGCGTCACTTGTTGAAGTAAAATCTAATTCTATAGGGTTGTTTGTATAGTGGTAACTTTCCTTGTTTTTGTAAAGTAAAAATGCTTTTCTAAATAAATCGCTTTGTAAAAAAATTCCGTTAAATGTTATTGAGTATTTACTTTCAATTAAATCAAAAATACTTGCAACACGAACCGCAGGAAATAACTCTGTATAAACTATTTGCCCTGCATTTTGTCCAATGTCGTTATGGTTGTGCGCAGTATTGTCGTACCAACTTGGAACGTTTCCGTTTGGTAGTGGAACGCTTCCTGAAAATTGCCAAACTCTATTTGAACTTATTAATGGGTAACGTACGTCGTAATCGGTTACTGAACTATCTATTGTTACTCTATTGTAAACTTCTTGGTTTGTGTAGTTGTGGTCATAAGAACTATAATTTAATTGGCTTAATTTGTCTTCGTTAAAGAAGTCTTTTAAACTTACTCCTGCTCCGTAAAATGTTACTGAATAACTATCAGGACTTCCGTTTTTTAGGTTCGTCTTTTCAAGTTGAATTTTACCACGTCTAAATAACACCGTGTCAACTTCAATAAAAGCGTTGTATCTATTTTGATAGTCAATAATGCCTAACGTGTCAACATCATTTTGGTAAAAGTGTTTAAATATAGCGTTGTTAGTTGGTGAACACGGAATTGTAAATCCCTGTGAATAGTCCGTAAATATTTTACTTATATCCGAAATATTTTGAATAGTTGAACTTACGGAAATCTTTTCATCGTTGAATAATTCTAAACGTGCAAAGTTTGTTTCCGCTTGTGCAAAATCTGTTTCAATAAAAATGCCAACTTCTCTTTTCATTATATTACTGAATTAATAACATCGTATGCAAACTCAAAGTCTAAACTATAATTTATTTGTTTCGTGTTTATATGCTTAAACAACTCCGTGCTTTTAGTATTAATCTTTGCAGGTTTATCGTCTATTAAAATTCGTTCGCTTAACATTATTTGTTTTAAAACTTCCTTCCAATTTTCCTTAACCCAACCTGTATTTACTTTAATACTTTTCTTTCCATTAGTATTAAATGTTTTTCTTTGCCCTTCTAATCCACTATAAAAAGTTGTTGGAAATTGTGATGTTTGCATCAAATTGTATTCCGTGTTTTCAACATTAAAGTTATCTGTACTTGCTTTAAAAAAGAATTCTCTTTGCCAAGCTCCGTACTTGTTTACAAAGTCAATTATAACAGGTGTATATTTGCATTCTTCTAACGGATAAAAATACCAAGTTGCTTGTACTGCTGAAGCTCCGTTTAAAATTTCTACTTTGTTTCCTTCGTTTACGTTTGCAGTTCTTACTCGTGGAATATCAAATGTCGAACTTGCTACTGCTAAACTTGTTACTACTGCGGTGCTTAAATTTGTGTAACGTGCCGTAAAACTTGCGCCTGTTGTTACTCTTATTTTTCCTGCGTCTGAAGTAGGGTTGTAGTAATAATTTCCTGCGTCAAGTCCATAGTTTCCTAAATCTTTATTATAAAGGTCTTCGTAATATGTATAACCGTCAAATGCTATGTGTGTTTGTGTTGCTCCTACTTGTGCATAGGTAGTGCCGTTATACCAATAAAGTTTTAGTTGTACGTTTACTCGTTCATTCGTTGGGTTTGTTGCTGCTGAATTTCCACCTGCTGCACACAAATTGAATTTTATGTATTCTCTAATATATGGACTAACATCGTACAAAGTGTCAATATTTGTTGGTGAAGGAATTAATTTACTTAACGTGTATGTAGGTGTTCCGCCAAAAGTTGTTGGACTTAAAAATATTTCCAACTTTGAACCAACTTGTGTTGATTGTGCTATTCTTACTATATACGGTGAACGTGCAAATATATTAGCCATTATTTCTTTTCGTTTTTAAATTGTGTGTCTTTAAATAAATTCATTGCGTCTAAACCAAACTTTTCAACAAGTTCTTCAGGCAATCTTTTAAACGCAGCTTCAAATGGTTTTGTAAAAAATAAACTTGGTTTAATTCCTTGTGCAAATATTCTTTTCTGCAACCAAAAACCCAAAGTCTTATAACCGCCTTTTGCAAATGTTCCGTCTGCATTTCTAAATCTTATATTCTTTTTTTGCGCCCATTTACTTAAAGGTTCAACAGGTGGCATTTTACTTTTAAAACTAAATTTACTATTCGGTGCTTTTTGTTTTCCGTTTTTTACTAAACTTGGGTTTGCGCCCTTAACTCCTTTGTCTTGAAATTGCCCGTACTGGTTCATTTCAAACTCCATACTTAACGAATTAGGCATTGCCTTAACATTTCCTTTTAAACTTTCATAAAGTCCTTTAGAAACGTTCTTTTTATCGCGTGTTAAATTCTTTCGTGCTTCTGTTATAACGTAATCACGAAACCTTTCAAGTTCTTTTTGTACTTCGCTTTGTTTCATCTTAACAAATTGTCATTTCGTTTGGTGTTACTATGTCAAAAGTCATAGTCCAACCTGCCATATAATTCTCGAACCTTTCAGTAAATGGTTCTAAATTTGCAGTTCCTTCAACCATAAATAAATCGTATGCTAAACTTCCGTGTTTTATTATTTCGTAAGCCCTATTTAATACTGCGTGTTGTGTATTTAGTACGTCAATTTCGTTGTCGTTGCCTAAAAATATATTTGTTGTTGCGCTCTTTGATAAGTCTACAACATCCATTGCTATTAAACTAATATTCCAAGTTGTTGTGCGTTCGTCTAACGTGCAGTTGTTTACCATTATATGTAATAATGGAAATATTGTTTGTTTGCTTAAATCTACTTTGAATATGTCTCCTTGTGTTACCGTGTTAACAATAACGTCTGCGTCAAAGTGTGTTTTTAGTTTGTCTAATAAGTTGTAATAACCTGTCATCGTTTTAGTTTATTAAGTTGGCGTTGTTCAATTTCTTGCTTTTGTTTTTCGAAGGTAAGATAGGTGAGACATTGAGTAAGTCGATAGCTGGTGACTGTGTCAAATCTTGTAATGTCTCCTTGAGCGAGTGCATAAATTGATTGATACCAACCCCATTGTTTTCCAAATTGAGCTTGTTCGCTAAACTCGTTTCCGTCTTCTTGTTCGTTTTTATCTGCCGTTCCAAATAAGTAAGCGTAGCTGTCAATAATTCGCTTCCTAAATTCCAAAAAAAAACACTTGAACTAATCGCTATATCAACAGGTGTGAACTTCATTAACTCGTGCATTTCTTCCATAGGTTTGTAGTCAACTATCTCATATTTATCTTTGAACTTCATTTTGATAGGACGGTACATAACAGCCATTGCCTTGTGATAGTCTTCCCACTTTAACAAGTTGTTTTCTAAATCTACGTATTCGCCAAAACTTATTTCTTCAAGGTTTGTAATAAAGCCAAATTCTTGTGTGCCTATTTTAAACGTTGGTTGGAACTTCGGTTTTTCGCTGAACAACTTTGTGAAGTGTGTTATTAATTCGTTTAAACTTGTTAGCTTCATTTTTACAATATCCTTTAATTCAATACCGCAGAATATTTGAATCATTTTTTGCGCAATAAATTCTTCGTCGTTGCTTCCTTCCTGAACCTTTAAAAATTCTTGGTAGCTTTTTAATGGTATTTCGTTTAAAGTTGTTGGTACGTTTATTTCTAACTTCATATCTTAATAATTAATTATTCGTGTTTTTGTTGTGTTCGTTTTTTTGTATGTAATCGTATGCTTGTTTTAGCATATTAATATCTCTAATATCACGTAAATAAATACGAACCTTTACACCTTTTTTTTGGTAGATGTAAATTTGTACGCATTGCATCATTATTTCTAAATCGTTCATCGTATAAAATATAAACCTTTTGTTGGATTGTCTAATTGATATGCTACTGCGTAACGCAAAGCATCTATTGCGTGGTTGTGTTTGTCTATCGGTGTTTTGCTTTTCTTTTCAAGCCACGAATAGTTGTTTAGTTCTTTGATTAAATCTATGCTATCTTCTGTAATTACAAGGTCGTAATCCTGTAGTAAACTTATTCCGTAAATTACAGAGTCCGCTCCTTTAATTGTCGGTACAACATTATTTCCAAGTGCATTCAATTCGCTTATTAATCGTGGTTCTGAATTATCACCTACTATTAAATCTTTACCTGCAAAGTCTGAATTTAACCTTGCTATTTGACTTGTGGTTAGCGCCTGTTTATAGTACAGTAACTTAACGTAAATAATTTTGTTTGCTTTGTCTATGTTTGTCTTGACTAACGTTGTAGGGTCTGCACTAAATCCGTAGTCTTGACCGTATACGCTTACTCCAACTTCTTTAAAGTCTCCTATCTTCCAATTGGTAAATATAACTCCTTCAGCTTTGTCTAACCAACCACCAAGTATTGTGTGTTTGTACTTTTCAGGTCTTCGTTCTTTTATGTATTCAACCTGTTTTAAAAAAGACTCGGATAGGTTTTCGATGTTATCCAAGTACGTTGTGTGTATGTAAGTGGTATCGTTTTTTATTAGTGTTGTGCCTTGTTCTATTCCCCTACTTTCAAAAAACTTGTCGTATATAAAATGTTCTTTTGTTGTTGGGTTTAAAATAAGAATAACACGGTTTTGTTTTGTCTTGTGCCTTATGGATAAATCTATTTTGTCAAACGTATCTTCGTCTGTAAGTTCTTCGGCTTCGTCAAGTACCCAAGTAGTAACTCCTTGTAAAGATTTTAAGTTTGCCGTTTGTGTTCCAGAACTTGTCTTTATTCCTTTGAATATTATTTTGCTTCCGGTGACGATGTTTATTATTTCGTCTTTTGTTACGATAAAATCTTGTTCCATTTTCATCAACTCAATCTTTTCTATAAATTCCGGTATGATTGAAATGGATGCCGAAACCAAAGTATAACGTGTAAACAAAACAACGTGTCCGCTTTCCTTTGTAAGTAAAAGTAAGAACGTTGTAACGCTGTAAGACTTGGACGAACCGCGACCACCTGTTACAATAAAGTAACGTGAAGGACTACCTAAATAATTAAACTTTTTATTTAAGACTATCAATTTTAAATAAGTCTTTTACATCAAAGTCTGAAACACTTAAGTTAGTATCTGTAGTTTGTTTAGGCGCACCATAGCAACTATCCATAAGTGCCTTGTAAGCGTTTACGTCTCCTTTATTTGCCTTTAATAACATAGCTAAAGTAATTGCTTGTTCTTGCGTTAAAGTTTCTTGTTCGCCTGTTAAAACGTTCTTTTGACTTGTTGCAAATTCTAATAACTCTTTTACAATTGTGCTGCGGTTTCTACTTCCTTTTGGTCTTCCATTTGGATTAGATACTTCGCCTTTTTTAAAGTTTTTTAAGTTTTGTTCGTTAGCCATTTTTTCGTTATTGTTTCGTTATTAACTTATATTTCTTTAGTCGTTACTTCTTCTGTTTCTTCAGGTGTGTATTCGTTGTAAATTACTCTCAACTTACTTACTAAATCACGAAGACAACTTGAACAGGTGCTGAAGGTTAATTTTTGGTTTAGTACACGGTTGTTAATTGCTATTAGACTTGTTTGTTCATCGCTTGTAAGTGTGTTCGTGTTTTGCTTAAAATAAGCGTCTAACGTGTTAAACTCGTCTTCTGTTAAACACAACGGTTTTGCATACGGAAATAGTTTATTCAACTTTTCTTTACGTTCATCACATCCGCAGTCTTCACCTGCAACAAATTTAACAAGTTTATCAATTCCTGTTGCTTCTGTAATCTTTGCGATTGTATCGCCTAATCCTTTACTTTTCATTTTTTCTTTTTTATTAGTTCGTAATCTTGGTTTATAAAATCTTGGTAGTCTTCTCCTAATTTATTTTTAATTCGTTTTTTACAAGTTTTAATAGTGTTAAATATACTTGTTACACTTATGTTTGTTTCTGCACTTATTTGTCTTAAACTTTTATTCGTGTTTTTGTATAACTCAAATAATTGTTTGTCGTACCAGTGCCAACTATCACACTCTAAATCTACGTTATTCAGCAAGTCGTTGTAAGCTTCGTTTTCTTCTGTGTTGTTTTCTTCTGCTAAATTGTAAACATCGTCTAAAGGTATAAATTTGATTTTGTTGTTTTTGTTCACGTGCTGAAGGAAAGTATTTTTTAAAGCTAACCACATATATCCTTTACTTATGTTTCCGTCTTTAAATAGTTTTTCTTCGCTACTCCATTTCATTAACATTATGTAAGTCTCCTGTACTATGTCTTCAGCAAAGAAATACTCGCCAAATTGATTAACCATTTTAACCCATTCGTTATGATGCTTTGCAACTTTAGTTAACCATTCCAACTTTTATTGTTTAGATATTAAGCAAATGTATGATTAATTTTTCAACAATAAACAAATGTATTTATTAACAATAAATTGTGTAGAACAAAAAAAGCGCAAACAATTAAGTCTGCGCCTACGTTTTTAACCTAAAAATTTATTTATTTACGAAGTAATCTATTTTTTTAAGCGTTGAAAGTGAAACGTCTTTGCCTTCCAAAAAGTTTGTAAGCTGGAAAAAGTGGAATTTACTCCCGTTACTTTGTATTTCTTTTACGATGCTGTTTCGTGTTTTTAACCTTAAAATGTTTTTTACTTCACTTCTTAATTGTTCGTCTTGTATGTACATATCAAAACGGTAAATCGTCGTTATCTTCTTCATACTGCTTAAACTGTTCTTCTTGAAAGTTAGCAACTATTCCTGAAATTTGTGGCTCATTTTTATTTATTTGTGGCTCATTCTTTACAAATGGTTCACTAAAACTTACTGAAAAGAATTTAACTCCTTTTGCTGAAGTTTTCATCCATAACGCTACTTCCATATCCTTGCCGTTTACGTTTACTTTGCCTTTGTAGTCTGGGTGGTTTTCCGCTTTTTTGTTGTCGTTCTTAAAAATTGCACCTGTGTTGTTTCTTGTTTCCATTTTTTATTTATTTAGATTATATTTAATTTAAAGTTATGCAATTTAAAGGTATGTTTTCCCATTCTTCTTGGTCTTCAGTTTCTGCCTTCCATTCGTAATTTTCTAACGGCTTTAAATCTATTGTTATATAAATTGGTTCGCTTTTTTCATAAAAATAAAAGTCTTCAATATTTACCTTTGTAACTATTCCAACAATTTCTTTAAATGGTAATTGCGCTTTTACAATTTTACCTATTAATTTTTCTAAATTATCTTTCATTTTCATAGCTGTTTAATAAGCTTATAAAGTGAGTTCGCACAAATTCGCTTTTTGTAAGTTCGTGTTTATCAGCCATTTTATTAATAAGGTTAAATTGTTTTTCGGTTAATCTTACGATTAGTAATTTTGTTTTGTTAAATTTACTTTTATTTTTTGTTTCCATTTTTATTTGTTTTTAATTAATTATCATTACTAATCTGTTTGTTTCTATATTCCACGTAGCACCCATTTCTCTCATTTTAATTAAACTTTCAACGCTATCCCATTTTTTTTGTTTTACCAACTCATAAATCAACTCGTCCGTTAATTCTACTTCATCAATTCCGGCAAAAAAATTCATTATTTCCAAGTCTGTTTTCATATTATTTAGATTGTTTGTATTCGTGTTTTAGTCGCTCATCTCTTTTTATTTTATTAATTGCTGCTTCACAATACAAAGAAAAATCCATTGCTTCAGCTTGTGCTTCTCTAAGCCAATCTACAAGACTGTAGTCTTCTCTTTCAAGTGTTGTCTTGTATTTCTTTATTCCAGCTTCCGAACGTTCCTTGAATTTAGCCATTACGCTTAAAACGTTTTTGTCTTGTATTTGTATGTTCATAGTTTTTCTATTTCTTGTTTAACTTGTTGTAAGTATTTTTGCAAATGAATAGCATACTCATTAAGTGAAACATTAGTATCTGTAAATGGTAGAACTAATATCATCTCATCAACTGCTATTAATGCACATCTTTTTGACTCTTCAACACTTTGATGTAGTATGTATCTATCACCTAAATGTTTAAAGTTATATTCAGAAACTAAATCTTTTGCTTTCTCTTGTGGTGTCATATCAACCAATTAAATAAATTGTAAATACCAACGGAAGCAAAACCATAAATTGCTATCCAAATAATAATTGCTAATGTTTTTTCTTTCATATTGTTACATTGTTTTCGTTAATAAATTCGTTTAGTTTTTTTCTTACTTCAAACATTGCTTCGTTACCGTTGTATTTATACTCGCTTCTTAACCAATTGTCAAACTCACACAATGCTGAATAATAATTAATTCCGTTGTTTGCAAAGTCAAAATCTTCTTTGTCTTCAGGCAAATTAAATTCAAGTATTGCTTTCATATTATTTACCTTTAAATTCATCAATTAACATTTTCCATAAAAGTATTGCGATAGGTAAAAGTAATCCAATAATTACTATAAATAATAGTATTGCTTTCATATCATAGAGTATTATAGCGTATCATATTGCTTCAATTAAACTGTTAAAATAAATTCTTGCTTCTTCAACCTTTGTTTGTATTTCCCAAATTACAGTTTCGTCACGTTCTATTTTAAAGACTTTTACTTTTGTTTGTTCTGGAAGGTGGTCGAAGTTATGTTTCTTTTCTACGTATTCTCTAATTTCTGCGTCTTCGTCAATTTTAAATTGTTTCCAATGTTCACGTCTAATTTCGTCTTCAACTATTTCTATTGGTGTATTTACTAAACAATAACAAAGTAGTGCTTCGGTCTTGCCTGTTAGCCACATATAACCCTGCAATTGATAGTAATAATCTTTAGTTGGTATTTCGTCTTCAAAGAACGGAAACGTGTGTGCTTCGTAACTGCATTTTATGTCTAAAAGAATTTCATTCGTGTTTACGTCAGGTGTTCCTGTTATCCATTCGTTGTTAAAATGTTCTTCGTTCTTAAATATAAATCCTAATCCTAAAACATCGTTTACTAAACTAATTGCTTCGTCTTCGCACTGCAAACCTTTGTCGGTGTAACGTGAACTAAACTCTTTTTTAATACCGTATTTTTCTTCTAAAACAAGTTCCTGTATGTAACTCTTTGCTGTTTTGCTTAATGTCTCGGTCTTGGTGCGTGGAGCGGTCATCAACCGCCCCAATGCTGAACAACGTATTTTCATCAGTAAATCCATTTTAAAAATTTACTAATAAGTCCTATTTCTTGTTTTTGAACTGAATAAATAACTTTTGTTTCTTCCTTCCCTATGTTGTTTAT